AGGTAAAACTGAAGATAAGCAAGAGTATATTCATAAAGGTATCTCGAAGCGAGCTTTTGAAACTAAGTTCAAGTTATCACGCCATGCTGTTGTTAAGTCAGCTGCAATGGAAAATGGTATGCTTGAAGTTACGATTGAGTTCATTCTACCTGCAGATGAAAAATCAAGTAAAATATCAATAAAATAAATTATAGTAGGGGTCTCCACGGCCCCTCTTTATCATTGGAGTTATTATGTCAAATAGTATAAAAGTAGTAAGATTGAACTCAGGCGAAGAATTGATTTGTAATGTATTAAAAATTACTGGTACAAGTTACGAAATCGACGACGTCGCTGTCCTAATCCCCACCGAATCAAACAACTTAGGTTTGGCTCCGTTCATGGCCTATTGTAATCCTGAACCCCTTACATTAAAGGAAAGCGATGTAATGTATCTTCGTACGCCAGTTGATGGATTACTTAAACAGTACACCACAATGTTCAGTAAAATATTTACACCAACTAAGCAAATAATTACATAAAACTATATACATTGCTCTAAATTTTTGTTATAATAGATCTACAATTTGAAATGAGGTAATTAGTTTGAGTGAGTTTTATACATCAGTTGCGCGGTATGGCAGTTCTCTGCTATATCGCGGCTATAAAGGCAAACACAAAGTACGCGAGCGCGTAAAATTCCAACCAACATTATTCCTACCTGACAGTAAGAAAGGCGAGTACAAAGCGCTTGATGGCGTTGAAGTATCTCCGATGAAATTCGATTCAATGGGAGACGCAAAAGAATTCATCGCGCAATATAAAGATGTGCCTAACTTTGATATTTACGGCAATCGTAATTACATAGTTCAATACCTTCAAGAAAAGTTTCCGACTAAAATCGATTTTGATATGGATGTGGTTAACATTGCGGCTATTGATATTGAAGTAGTGGCCGATGAATTTCCACATGCTGAACAAGCAAATTATCCTATCGTTTCTATTGCAATGAAATCAACCCAGGATGGTTTAAATCGTGTATGGGGATTACCAACGTACAAGAATACTCGTAAAGATGTAATCTATTATCATTGTAAGACTGAAGCAGAATTGCTAATGAAGTTCATAACTCATTGGTCAAATCCTGAATACACTCCAGATCTTTACACTGGATGGAATACAAGATTCTTCGATACACCTTATATAATCAATCGTCTTACAAAAGTTCTAGGTCCAGAGTTTGCTAAAAAGTTCTCCCCTTGGGGTTTAATAAGCGAAAGATTCATTAGTATCAATGGACAGAAGCAACAGAGTTATGAAATCACTGGTTTGCCTGAACTTGATTACATTGAGTTGTTTAAGAAGTTTACTATTAATACGCTAGGTGCGCAAGAATCGTATAAACTTGACCATATTGCGAATGTCGTACTTGGCGATCGTAAATTGTCATATGAAGAGAACACCCAGATGTATGCTTTATTGCGCGACGCCGAAGGTTGTAATCCTGACGAGAAACTGACCAAGCTAGCAGACATGGACGAGTTACAGCGCTCGTGTCTTCTTCGTGATCGTATACGTAAATTACGCAAGTCTCGAGGGATTTAGTTTGCAATTATCATTATGCCAGCGCTGTAAGTTAGCATACGTGGTTACTACATTACAGTGCTGGCATTTTCGAGTTTTATGATTTATTTTCATACGTGCGATTTCATCACTAAATTTATCAATGCTGTCGATATAAATGCCCCAACCTTTTGCCGACATCTTTACAGCATCTTTATACGCTCTTATAAGCGAATTAATATCGTGTTGATTTATCATGTTAGAATGCTTAGTGTGGAAGTCCATACGGGTACCTTTAAAGACAGTTGTACCGTTTTTGAACGTGTATGCGCGACCGTCGTAATTGGGATTAGCCTTTCCACTAGAGCGTATAGAGCACGATTCTATAAACCTACGTTTATGTGCTTCATAAATAGTTGATGAGAATTTTAGTCCTAGCCGTTGGGCATAACCAAAGTGAAAAAACGTATGAAGCGCAAACGTCATTTTACAGACGTCTTTACCAATAGTGAATTTTGTCAATAACAAATGCGCAATATAATGCTCTCTAAATGTGTATGGGAGCATTGTGGTTCCACCAAAACTATGTGGTAGCACGTGATGATTTTCGTGGTAGACTGAACTATAAGTACGGCACTCATTAGCTATTTTGTTTGCTAATGCTAAATATGCTCGATAATACTTGTTAGATTTAAAGTTATTGTAATTTAAAAATTCGTTTACCATTGACATTACATCTCTATTAGTTTATAATACTATATATAACATTGAGGATCTTACTATGAACATTGATTATTTACTTGGATCTAACCTAGATGATTTATCAGACGATGAATTGATTGCGTTAGATGCTGAGATTACTACAGAAGCTAATCTGCTTGCCGGATATAAAGGAATTGATTATAACATTCAAGATGTTGAGTTAATACTACGTCTCGATGATAAACTTCAGCTTATAGGTCTTGCTGCAACGATGGCTTATGGTGGTGGAGTTAATTACGGCGATACATTAGGTACTACTGCAATCTGGGATGCAATGATTTATCGTGAATTGTGCCAACGTGAGATTGTCGTTATACCAGCAAAGCCAAAGTTTAAGGATGCATTCGAAGGTGGTTATGTTAAGCCTCCTATCGTTGGATTGCATAACTGGGTTGTATCATTCGATTTAGCGTCGCTCTACCCGCATCTAATTATGCAAGCGAATATCTCTCCGGAGATGCTAGTCGAAGATCAGAAGGTTCATGGGTTAACTGTTAATAACTTACTTGACCGCAAATCGCTCGATGTACCGGAGGGTATGGCTGTTTGTCCGAATGGTACACTATTCCATGCAAAGGAGCAAGGTTTAATACCTTCAATAATCAAACAGAAATATGCCGAACGTAAACGTATTAAGAAGGAGATGCTAGCGGCTCAGCAAGAACTTGTAACTCTTGAAGAAAAGATAAAGAAGGAAGGTTCAACCGCTGAACTTGAAGCATTGCGTTACCAATGTGATAAGCGATACTCTACACTTGATAACCAACAAATGGCTATCAAAATTTCTATGAACAGTTTGTATGGCGCGATGGGTTCTCAATACTTCAGATACTTTGATTTGAGAATGGCTGAAGGAATTACTTTGTATGGTCAGTTATCAATTCGTTGGGCAGAACGTTCGTTCAATGCCTTTATGAACAGAATCTTGGACACGAAGAAAGTTGATTATGTTATCGCGGCTGATACCGATTCCAACTATTTGAACTTTGGTCCTTTAGTTGAGAAACTTGGATTGACTGAAAAGCATAGCCTTAAGGAAATCGTTGATATAATTAGTAAGATGTGCACTGACCAATTTGAACCAATGATTGCTAATTCGTATAAAGATCTTGCAAAGTATATGCATGCTTATCAGAACAAAATGGTTATGGAACGTGAAGTTATTGCGGATCTTGGCATATGGACTGCGAAGAAACGTTACATTCTAAACGTGCATGATTCTGAAGGAGTATCGTTTGCCGAACCTAAACTAAAGATCATGGGAATCGAAGCAATTAAATCTTCTACTCCTGCGATATGTCGAGATGCGTTAAAGAATATCTTTAAGGTTATTATGACTGGTTCGGAACTTAAAACGCGTACTGCTATTACTGACTTCGAAGAATACTTCCATGGTCAACCATCTGAGAATGTATCGTTTCCTCGCGGTGTATCAGATATCGTGAAGTGGCGTGATGGCGATGGATATAAGTCAAGAGTACCGATTCATGTACGTGGCGCCATTATGTACAATGTTGGACTTGAACAAGCTAAACTCAAAAAGTATAGCCCTGTTCGTAATGGCGATAAGATTAAGTTTTGTTATCTTAAGATGCCTAATCCTATCAAGGAAAACGTTATATCTTTCCCTGATTACTTGCCTACTGAATTTGGTTTGGAGAAATACGTTGATTACGATAAACAATTCCAAAAGACTTTCATTGACCCAATTGAACCGATACTAAAAGCAATTGGTTGGTCCCGCGAAGATCAGGCAAGTCTTGAAGATTTCTTTGGATAAATTATATAGTTATTCTTTTTAATTCTAATAAAGTTGTTGACATGGACGTCAATACTTGATATAATAGATCTACAAATTGAGGTTAAGGAATAAAACATTATGGCAGTTATTACAGTAAAAGTTGGCGAGAAAACTATCGCAATGGCCAAAAAATACTACAATGAAGTTTATTTACCATTGAACGCATTATCTTTGGCAAAAACTGAAGTTACTGATAAATGGTTCTTTGATATATTTACTTGTACTCGAATCGAAAGACCTCATTCCAAAATGCTAAATGCGTTCATGAAATCAAATGATTTGTTTGGTTTGTTTATGTGGGACGTCAACGATCGTACTGATACTGAAGTATTATACACAACCGCTAATTTCGATTTAATTAAAACTATTGCTACATTCATGGGAACTGTTAACATGGCGTTAAGTGATAAAGAATATAGATCATTCCATTCATTCCTTAAACTCGATGTTGATGCAATTGCTTTAAACGTACAAAACCTTAAGGATTCAATAAATGCTTAATCTTGATAATGTAGTTAAAACAATAAAGGCGCTTGAGTCGACAACTAAACGTCTTGAGAAAGAAGAGATTTTAACGAAGGCTTTATCATCAACCGAGCAATGGGCTGAAGTATTTGTCGATGGATTCAAGGCTGCTCTTGATACTTATACGACATACGGCGTTAAAAAGCTACCTTATGGAAAAGATGGCAAAAGCTGTGAAAGTACTTATTCTAGGTTTTGTGGAATTGCTCGCGATCTAAAGAATCGCGAATTAACAGGACACAATGCCCTTGATGCCCTTGATGTCTTTGCTAATACGCAATGTTCAGAATATCATTGGGTCGGATTCTTCAGACGTATATTATCGCGCGATATGAGATGTGGAGTTAATGTATCGACATGGAATAACGTTGCTAAGAAAGTTAATAAAGATGCCATGATTCCAGTGTTTAATTGCCAACTTGCAAAGGACGGTGCTAAA